CATCAATGAATTTGGTGAAGTGTATGGCGGACAACGTGGTGATCAAACTGGCGGTGAATCCCACATTACAGGGTACTACAACTATCCTTGGAGCTGCACTTTACACTATAATGGAAAAGCTGATACGACTAAACGCCAAGATGACAACCGCAGACATAATGTTATTATGTGGCATTCTCATGGTAAAAAGAATCAGCGTTGGCAACTAGAAAAGAAAGCCGAAGGCTTATACGCTATTAGAAATAAAGCTGATGGATATTATCTTGATGTTAGCGGAAAAGAAGATAAAGATGGCGCAGAAGTTATCCTTTGATCTGAGTATAACGGCGGTAAAAACCAACTTTGGAAATTAGATCCAGTAGAGGGGAAGAAAGGTTGTTATTTCATTGTATCTGCAATGAATGGTGCTCGTGTTCTTGATGTTGTTTCAGAATCTCAAGATGAAGGCGCAACACTTTGCATTTATAAACGGAAGACAAAGAACACCGCAAATCAAGAATGGTATTTCTTAAAGAATAATGATAATACTAAAACAATTATCAACAATGGCAAAGGGCCTAAGATGGCACTTGATGCATCTGGTCAAGCTTAAAAAAAATAAAGGGTTACTCAATTAAGAGTAACCCTTTTTATTTATTTTATATTTATTTATCAAGAACTCAACCAATTATTGATAATATAATCAATATTATACTAATTGAAACAAATCAAAACATTAAAATGCACTCCTATTCTGATTTAGCTCTATTAGTCCAGCTTTACCTATACAAATAGCATCTGCAGAATCTGATGTAAAATTTCCACTATATTCTTGTTGTACTCATTGTAAAGCAGCTTGTTTTTGTTCTTCTCGCTTACGGCCTCAGTTAATTTTATATTTATCTTTTAATATTTTTCGTCAATGACTTGGAGATAAAACATTATATTTAATACCACCACGATTTCTACACCATAACATAATTACAGACTGAACATAGCATAAACGTTTATAAGTATCTAAATTAACTTGTTTTTGTGTATCTTCAAAGAATACATATCCTATATTATATTGTTGATCTAATTTTGTTAATTCTTGTTGAATTGTATAAAGTCTTTCTTCTATTGAATCTGATGCTTTTGTTGAAAAAGTTCCTCATTTAACTAGTTTATCATTGTCAAAAATGGCATAACCGCTAGTTTGAAGGGCTTGATCTAATGCTAAATAAAACATTATACACCACTCGATCCAAACCCACCTCTGTTAACACTATTCAAACTATCTTTTTGAATAAAATCAATAGAAGGTTGTTCCTTAATTAGTCTAAATTGAAAACATCTTGTTCCTTTTGGAATTGTAATATTTTGAGTTGCATAAACGCAAGCTTTCCAATAGTCATCAGTCCCATTATAACTATTATCTATATATCCAACAGAATTGGTCATTAAAATGCCATAACGTTTAAATGTAGAACTACGAGGAAAAATTAAAGCATCATATCCTTCTGGTAATTTCATTGAAACGCCAAAATTAATAAATCCTTTTTCGCCTTTTTTTAGACATATTTCTTCATAATTATAAAGATCAATACATCCGCCATAGTTTGTTACTTCGAGGTGCGGCGAACCTGGTAAATAGTGAATTGAAATCTCTACCAAGATAAATCACCTTCTTCCGCAGAATTAGTCATATTATATTCAATATTTTTTAAATAAGTATAAGGTTCTTTAATATCATTAAATACATAAGTATATTTAATTTGATAGTATTCATCAATTATTTCACCTTTAGACTTTTTTTGACGAAGAGTTTTTGTAAAAGTTGAAAGAATACATCCAATTTTTTCTGCTTCTTGCTGAAGTTCTTTATGGAACTGGTCTGCTTCTTCTTCAGTTTCTACACGAACTTCATTTGTCGCTTTAATAAGTGATTTAAGCATTCTTAATCCTTTCAATCTTTACTCTTTTTTCAAAATTGGTATGTAACATAGTTCCAATCTTGTCTGCAAAAGGGGTATCTCCAATAATAAAAATTGAATCAATTGGCTCTTCTTTTAGATATTTAGCAGTCATCCGCACATTATCTTCAAAACTACAGTTTTCATTTGTTAAAATTTGATTATCTTTAACTAATTGAAAAGTTAACATTTGTGCAGGATAAGCATAGATATATAGATTTTTCATTATACCTCCACGACGAATCCTTCGGCATTAAAGAACATATACATATAATTTTGATGTCCTCCGTCTTCAAAAATTCTAATCCATATTTCCCAAGCATCTTGGTCTTGGAGATAACGAACATCTAAAAGTTTGCCTCTATTCTCTAAACATTGTTTTAGATCATTAAAGATTCCATAATGGTATTTTTTATCTTCACGAGTTTTATATCTAAAAATGGTATAATCTCTTCGTTCATGACATAAAAGCATTGTGTAATCACATCGTTGTTCTTTTACCCATTCATAAAGATTATTTAACTGATCATGTTTTTCTTTAATACCTAAGGGATTAACAGTGTCATAGGCCTGTTGATTTAACATATATAATGAATTAGTTGATAATGATCCATCCTCTGCCATTTTCATTTCAATCTTATCCATAACACTCCTTTCATTCTATATATATATTATAGCATATAATAAGGAATTTTGTCAAAAGAATTTTAAATAAAAAAGGGTGATAAATATTCTATCACCCTTATTCAAAGACAATAACAGGAATTTCACTGTTTTTTGTTGCTTGTAAATCAATAATTTGTTGATTAGAAGACCCTCTCCAAGGTAGCGTTAAATTTTTTTGACTTTGTATAAAAGGGCCACAAACAAGATAATCTGCATATTTAAAAGTTACAAATAGTTTATCTGGTTTTATTTTTTTTCTTATTTCTTGGAGTTCATCTCAAGTATATCCTGTCCATATCCATATTTTAATATCAGGCCAATTAGATTTAATTGTACATAAAATATAATTTAATTGATGAAGGTTATCTATAACTAACGGTTCTCCTCCAAGAACACTAAATCGAGTAATATAGCTTGGTTTTAATGCTTTGTATATTTGAGATTCTTGATAACCAGTTAATTCTTTTCCACCATTAAAATCCCATGTTTCAGGATTGAAGCATCCTTCACAATGAATTGGGCATCCTTGAGTAAATAATGACACGCCCCATCCTAATCCATTTGTACATTCACAAGTATTTATACTACTATATCTCATTTTGACTCCCATCATGACGAACTCTCATACGGGTTTCTTGTTGTTTTCCTAAATTAAAAGCTGTAGTATAATTACCAGTTAAATATCCAGTTACTCTACGGAGTTGTTGAATATGATGGCTGCCACATATAGGACATTCATTATCAAATTCATCAGTATAACCGCACTCTAAACAAGTGTCATTTGGTACATTAATAGCAAAATAGGGAATATCTTTATCCATTGCATAATTAACAAGTTTTTCTAATGCTTCAATATTGTTTTTAACTGTAGATTCTAATTCAACATAAGTAATACATCCTGCGCTGCTATATCCAGTTAATTGTGACTCAATATTAATTTTTTCAAATGGATCGATTGACTTCCACACCGGTACATGCATACTATTAGTAAAGAAATCTTTATCACTTACTTTTGGAATAATACCATATTTTTCGCGGAATTTTTTCATTGCAGTATAACAAAGATTTTCTGCAGGAGTATAATAAACACCAAAATTAAGTTTATATTCTTGTTTAAATTGAGCACAACGATCTTTAAACAATTGCTCAATTTGTTTAGCTAATTCCATACCTTTTTCTTCAGTATGATCACATCCAATTAAAATTTGTAATGTTTCTGCAAGGCCAAGTTGACCAATTACAATAGTTCCATGTTTAAGTGCTGAACGAATTCCTTCTTCTGGAATATACCCAGCCATAGTATTATTTTCATACATAAAAGATGCAGATTTAGGATCTTGCGCACAAATCCATTCAAAACGTTCTAATAGCATATCTTTAGCTTCATGAATTTTTGTATCCAAAAGAGTCATAAATTTATCAATATCTTTATCAGCTTCCATCGCTAATGTTGGCATGATAATAGTTACTGGACAAATATTTCCACGTCCATCTTTTAATTGTCCGAAGCCATTAATATCAAAACCATTGGCTGTGCGGCATCCCATTGTACTAAAATATGTACGAGGATCATTAATATCATATCCTGCATTACCAGACCAATCAACATTTGCATAATTAGGATATAGTCTTTGAGCAGTTGATTTTAGAGCAAGTTGGAATAAATCATAATTAGGATCACCAGGTTTACGATTTACTCCTTTCATACATTGAAAAATTCCACAAGGGAAGATACTTGTTTTGTGTAATTTGCCTAAACCCTCAATACTTACTTCAAGGAGTGCTTTAGTTACCATGCGACCTTCTGGTAAAGTGCAGGTACCATAATTAATTGAAGTAAATGGTAGCTGATTACCACTACGTGATTGTAAAGTATTAAGATTATGATACATACCTTCCACAGCTTGGTGGGTTTCACGTTCTGTCATATCTAAAGCATATTTATAAGCATATGTATATTTTTTATATTTATTATCTTCTATACTTAAACTATCTAAAAATTGACTTATATCAAGCTCATTTTCAGGTTGAATTTCTTCACAATATTTTAATCCATCTTTAAAATGTTTTAAAAATGATTTGCGGACATATGGAACCATTGTCCAATCTAAATGAGTTGCACTAACACCACCAAATTGTTGAAGTGATTGAAGTTGAAAAATTACTGCTACTAACTGCATAGCAGTATTTATACTATTTGCAGGACGAACATCTGTTTGACGAGTATTAAAACCATTTGCGAGTAAATCATCAAAAGGAATTGAAAGGCAATTATGCATTCCAACAGCATAAGAATCTAAATCATGGATGTAAATTTCGTTGTTTAAATGATTTTCTTTAGCCATCTTTGAAACTAAATGATCTAATGCATATTGTTTCATAAATACCGCATCAGCTTCTCCTTTGCGGCCACCAAATGAATACTCATCGATATTCGCATTTTGATTTTCTATATTTTCTGTTAAAAGTTTTGCTTTAATATCATCTTCAAGTTTTTTCTTTCGTGCAAGTTCATGGTCATATCTATATTTAATATAAGCGCGAGCTTCATCAATATATCCATTTTCGCAGAGCATTTCTTCAACAATGTCTTGAATTTGTTCAACAGTTATTCGTTCAGAATAACGTTTCTTAATAATAGAATCAATTTCATCTAAGGTTACGGCACTTTCAAAAGTATGCCCTAAATCTTCAAATGCTCCTTCTATAGCTACACTTATTTTTTCTAAGTCATAATCAACAGGAGTGCCATCACGTTTAATAACAATCATATAATCACCTCAAATAAGATACTAAATATTGTATTAAATTTTTAAATTAATACAAAAAATTTTTCTTTATTAATATATTTAAAAATTAATCTATATAAATTATTGTGATTTGTTATATGAAGGTAATAAATTTTTCATTTTAAGACGCCATATAATATGATCAACCATTGAAACAACAGGCATTTGTTGGCTATTAAAAATAAATTGACTTGGAAAACGTTTTAGAATATTTTTGACATTTTTAAAGTCATAATAATCTGCATAAACTCGACGGATATATTCTATTTTAAATTTTTGTTCTCGATCATAAGAACGAATTAACCGTTGAATTAATCCACATTTTAGATATACACAAATAATTTCAAAATCTGCCTGATAATTAGCTAAACTAGACATTCCATCAATATTAAAAATACCAATATTAATACTATTTGGAATAATAGACTGCTTATTTGTTCCATAAAACCAGCCATTAAAAGAACTATATTCAAGATAATCTTCATTATTTATTTTATTATGGAATTCACTTTCTGTTAAAAAATTATAATCTATACCATTTTTTTCAAATACTCGCGGTGGTCTAGTTGTATCACTTATAATCATATTTGCAGGTATATTATTTATCTTTAACATACTTAATAACCAATTTGCGAGAGTATCTTTACCAGTTGCGCTTTTCCCGCAAATTGCTATAATAATTGGTCGATTTTGATATTTTATATTCAATTTTATTCCTTTTCAGGTGGATTAGGATTAGCTGTTCCATTAATCATAAAACCGCACTTAGGACAAAAATGCATCAATCCTCAAGACCAGCTTAAATTAGCATGACAATTTCCACAGTACTCTTTATCAATAAATCAATTACCATGTCCAAATTCATCTTTTTGTCAATCATAAAATCTTTGTGTTTGCGGTGCATTGATATTTACTACATATTCTTCTTGCATTTATCCTCCATAATAAAATCTAATTAATTAATTATTTTTATATACATCTTTATAAGTAATAGGAGTTCCACCCATACGGAACTCCTTACCGGTTTCAATTACAATAAGAGTAGGCACTCCTGCATAACTCCAAGTTAAATCCCATATATCTTCAACTATTTTTTCAGGATGACAACAAGCAACTCTTTTTTCTTTGATAGCTTTTTGAAGCCAAAGAGGAAAGTTATAAAATTTTTGTTCTTCATGATTGTACTGAATATGATAAGGTTCTTGCATTATTCCTCCTCAGTTTCGCCCCATCTACGATTAGTCATATTAATACTGCCATCTTGATGAATTTCAGTTATTTTATATAATTGATGTGATTTTGATCGTTTATAACTCTTTGTTACAAATTGATTCTGACGACGGTAACCATTTACAACAACTAAAGTTCCACGTTTAAACCAACCCTTTTCCATCACGTGCTTTTTGCCATCAATACCGACCTCAGATAATTGAGCATTATATCTTGCATAATAATCACGAGTCATTTTAACAGTTACAACACCGCTATTTTTTGTTAAAATACTTATTGATGATTTCAAATCATCTTTTGCAATTACTGTACCGCATAATCTAAATGTCTTAAAAATAGGAATTTCTCTGCCATTACGCTTAAAAGTATAATCAATAATTGGTTGTTCTGGTAATGTATTATATTCAACAATGCCATACTGACTATCATTAACATTAATCAATTCGTGATCATGATAATAAAAACCAAGAGAGGCCATTTCCCATGTACTTAATGATCCAGCCGCGTATTTATTCCATTCCTCTTGGAATAATGAACTATTTAATTGCTCTAATAATTCTTCTTTATGTGCGGTGATGTATTGTTTTGCTGGGAGCATAGCCTTGTCATACAAAGTTTTCCATTTTGTTTCCGATATACACAACAAATTGTCTTTTGGTTCGAGGAGGTCTGTGTCAAAAAATTCTTGATAGAATTCATAATAGTTATTTGATACTGAAAAAGTTCCATTACCTACCTTACAATTTTTCTTTAATGCTTTATTGAATACAAATACTCGTTTTTGAAAATTAAGTTCTTGCGGCAAGAGTCCTCGTTCATTTAACATATTAAAATTTTGCATTGTAATACGTTTTTTAGGACTACAGGTGGTCCATAAATATTCTTTCATCACATTCTCACGAGTATCAAATTGATCAAACGCACCTGCTTTAATTAATGCAATCATTACAGTCTTATTGCATTTAACTTTTTCCATAAATTCATACATATCTTCATATGGTCTATTAGCAATAATTTCTTCAATAATTTCTCCACCGACACCATTTAGAGCTTTAAGACCAAAACGAATTGCATTATGTTCTTCATCTGGTTCAAACATATAACCAGATTTATTAATGTCAATTAATGATACATTTACTCCATGAGAAATAATATCACCAACACCACGAGCAATTTTATTATAATTAGAACTTGCGTCTGCATCAAGACCACTAATTACTCGAAGATATGCTGTATTCCAATAGATAGATGGATAATAAGATGAAAGATATGCTGCTTGACAAGCAATTAATGAATAACTATATCCATGAATACGACTAAATGAATAACTTGCTTGCGGCATGATAACATAATCCCAAATATATTGCCCTAAAATTGGACGTTTTGCTCTTGAGATAATTTTATCTTTTAATTCAGATACCTTATCCATTTGTTTTTTAGCAACAATTTTACGTGCAGCGTTACTTTCTGCGAGAGTAAAACCGCATGTGTCAGGATCCATCAAAATTGTCATTAATACTTCTTGTGAGGATGGTGCTCCATAATCAATTAACATATATTTTTCAAGAACTTTTTGCTCTTCTTTTGTCAGACCGATATTATCCATTTCTCTATACCATTGAGAAATATCATTCTTTAAACGCTCATATCTATCTGCAGGACGTTCCGCGCCTTTTTCACCAGTTAATCGCATAAGAGCATTACAAGCTGTTAATTCTTCTACATTTCTAGGAAGCAATTGCCGCACAACATTACCACCAACCGCTGTATTAAGTTGGAATAATGCTAAAACATTTGTACTATCAATAACATCCCAAAGTTTATCATCTTTTAATGGAAGTTTATCTGGATGGACATATTTATCATATGCTTGCCGCAATGTTAAATCTTTATCCATATACCCATTCTCTTGGAGTAGTTGAATACATTGTGCGACAATATCCATTTGTTCTGTAACAAGAAAATCATATTTTACATCGCCACAATATTCAGCATCATGAAGTGAATATTGTGTAATAATTGCACCACTTGTTGCTTTCATAAAACATGCTGTATCATATGGATCATCACTATAAAAAACAACACCAGATGCATGGATACCTCTAGATACAACTAATCCTTCAATACCCATAATAATATCTAATAATCCGGGATATTGATTAATTGTATTAATAAAAATTTTATTTGGTTTACGCCCTTTTTCTTTATTTCCATTAACAACATCATTAATAGGCCAAAGGAAACCACGTTCAGATGGAATTAAAGATGATAAATATAAAGCTGTATCATTATCAATACCGTCTTTATATTCTTCTGTTTGATAACCTCGACAGGCGATCTGAACAGCACTTTTAGTTGTTGCTGTTCCAAATGTGCAAACTTGAACACATCCTAATTCGCCACGTTCTTCACGAATTTTTTTAAAAATATCTTCTCTTTTAGATGGACTTAAATCTAAATCAATATCAGGCATTTCAACACGATCTTTATTCATATAACGCCAAAAAGGGGCATTGGTTTTAATGGGATCTGTTTGTGTAATACCTAATAAGTAATGATTTAATCCAGCACCAGCTGATCCACGACCAGCACCTACAGGACTTCCACATTCCCAGAATAAATTAATATAGTGTTGAAGAAAATTGGGATATGCAAAAACGCATGTTCCTAAATTTTTCCCAATATGGTCTTTAATATCTGCTTCATATTCGAGTCTTTCTAAATATTCATCATTTAACAGATTTAATTCATCAAGTTTATTGATACATTCATTAACCCAATATCGTTCTTGGTTATTTGTTGACCATAATAATTTTTTTAAAGTTGGGTATTTATCATCACCAGAACGATTTCCTCTACGATAATATGGTACATCAACTTCTAAGACGTGTTGATTCCTTGCAAGACTATAATCTTGAATTTTATTATAAATTTCTAAAGTATTAGCTTCAAGTTCATTATAATCTAGTCCAGTTCCTTTAAGATTATTAATCACATCTTCTGTTGATTGAAGATAAGCATACTCATAAAATTCATCAACTTCACGTTCTCCGCCTTTGCTATTAAGAAATGCTTTATGAACCCATCTATCTTCTTTTTTAAGATAATGAGCATCAGTTGTAACAATAATCTTAATATCAAATGCAGCTCCAATAGAACCCATCATTTTATTAACTGTTATTTGTTCTTTTGAACGTGCGGGCTGAACTTCAAGATAAAAATTATCATCGAATAATTGTTTATTCCAAGAAAGAAAATCAACAATTTTTTGATATGTCTCCTCTTCAGTAACACTATCTCCAACTTTACGAGCTTTACAAAGTTCAAGAATAAGACCATCTAATTCAGAACCCAGACACGCGGTTGATGCAATTAAATGACCCTGTCCATATTTATTTATTATCTTTTCAAGTTCAGATTTTAAAGTTGGGACTCGTTCCATACCTCGATCAAAATAACTATTAATCCAAGCTGTAGATGATAATTCTCGCAGCATTTTATGACCAATTGCATCACATGCAATTAAAATATAATGCCAATATCGTTGACCAGATTTACGCTCATTTACAAGATAAATTTCGTTACCACGAGCTATTTTAAAATCTGAATTTGTCTCTTTATATTTATTAATTAAACGATCAAGCTCAACATGACTAGAGAGACTTTCATGATCAGTAATTACAATACCTGCTAAATTAAGTTCAATTGCTCGCTTAATTAAATCTTCTGGACGATTAATACTATCCAGTAATCTAATATTACTATACATAGTATGACTATGACATTCAAATCGTCCCATATAACCTCTTTCTAATATATCCCTTTATTTAAATATATTATAACATAAAATTTTACATTTGTCAAAACTATCCATATAACTCATATACTTTAATATTTGCAATATCACATTTATCTAAAAGATCAAGACTACAAAATTCCCAGTAGTCTTTATCTTTAGAATATCCGCGGCCTTCATCACAAGCATAGCCAAAACCAACCCAATTATCAACTCCAGCTTGTTCTAATCGCAAATAAAATTCAGCATCATCTAAAAGTCTTTCAAGATCTTTAGCTTTTATAGTTACATATTTTTCATAATTGCTCATTAAAACACCCACTTAGTTTCTAAAATATAATCGTCAATAAATCCTTCTCCGCTTACTTGTCCTTGCCATTCATTCTTACTAGGTGAAACAATACAGGTCATATAAGTATTCGATTGAAGTAATTCTTCATATTGATCTTCATCAATCCCAAATTTAACAAGTATTAATCCATTCGGTAATATCATGCGAAGAGTGTTATTTTTAGCACCGCATAAACGTATTTGACATTGACTTAAATCAATATTTTCAATAGCAACTTGACTTGCGGGCATGTCTTGTCCCCAGAAATTGCTCATTTCTGCGAGTTCTAGTAGTTTATCAGGACTAGCTTCTGTCACGCTCCAAATATAATCAACCCAGTATACAGCTTCTTTTGGAACATCTTTATATTTTTCATTCATCATTGCGATAAATGCATCAAGATTACGCTCTGCAATTCCAAAACCATGAGCATTGCCATGTCCTTGTGCATATTCAATGAGTCCAGTAGATTCTTCAACAGCCTTTAAATCAGTAACTTCACTCATACTGTAATTGCGGCCAGAGCCTCTATAGTAATATTCATCATCATCTTTAGTTTTGCTTTTAGTTAATACTAAACATGGGCGTTGATATTTACTAGCAAGTTTATTTGCGGCGAGACCTCTAATATTAGGTTCTACTTCACCAGGTTCACAACAACACACTAAAATACTATTATCAAGAAGATGTTGTGCAGCAATCTTTTTTTCTAAAAGAGCCATAGATTCAGTCTCTAATTTTGTTTGACGTCTCTTAATCGCACTTGTAAGATAAGCAGCTTGCTGATACAAAGGCCATTCTTCGCCTTTATGCCCTCTTTTGGTGTTAGGAACTTTTTCAAAACACCAGGGTTTACACATAGCTTTAAATATCATATCTTTTTCTTCTTGAGTACCAGATCGTACAGTTGCATTAATAAATGGTACAACTGCAAAAGCTATTGCTTTATAACAATTTGCACCACCGTATTTATTTAAAGTATATTCATTTGTTTCAAGTAATTCATTAAAGAATGGATTAGTTACATTTTTTAGACCACGGAGAATAACACCTTTTGTTTCAACAGACCTAAAATCCATCATATCTCCGCAATTTCCAAGAGCACATAAGTCTAATCCTTCATCACCATTCGTATGGTTAATATCATTAAAAGCTTTACAAAATTGCCAAACAATTCCAGCTCCACTAAAATCTTTATTTTTATAATTACATAATTGATTATTAACAGTAATTGTCCGTGGAGCCGTTGATACATGACTTGCTTCATGATGATCAAGAATAATAATAGAAACAAAAAAATCATTCCAATATTTGTGTTCATCATAGTCATTACTAGCACTATCTGGACAAATAATTAGATGAGTTTCTTTAGGAATAATTTCTTGCATATCGCATAATCCATGCTGTTTCCCTGTGTGATGAACATATGTTAAATGATTTTTCACCCATTCAGGATATAAGCTATATAAAAAATTAATAAGAATTGCGGCACTGGTATAACCATCAACATCACAATCTACAACAATACAAGCATTTAAATTGCCATTAATAATTGAGCTAATTTCCTTAACAGCTTCTTCCATATGGTCAAGAGATTTCCAAGATTCGGCATTTTGATATTCTGCAGATAGCCAAGCATCGATATTTGTAATTCCTCTACCATATAATATTTGTTCAGTCGCTGTTGTATATGTTTGTTTTAAATATGTTTTATATCTCAATTAATCCTCCTTAGCTATTTGGAATTAATCTATTTTCCCATAAATTTAAAAATATTTCACGACCATCATCTGTAGGACTGTGTTTATATCCAGTCAAGCCTTTTGTATCTAACATAAAACTTATATTACAAGATGGAGAATATTTTTGATACATTTTTTCCATTTTCTTTAACACTTTTATATATTCTTCATCATATAGATTATTAAAATCTCTGTCGACACCTATGCAAATTTCTTTAGCGCCAGCATCCAAAAGAAGATGAAACTGATAATTGGATAATGTACTGCCGCACATACCAACAGCAATATTATTTTTCAATCCGAGATAACCAATTGATTGTAAAACAGCTTTTTCAGATTCAAATACCATCGCTACACCGATTTCTTTGATACGTTCTTTGGCTTTATTTAAACCATATAAATTAAATGATAATGGATGATTTGCTAATTTGCCGCCGATCTTTATTGGTCTATATTTTCCATATACTTCATTCTCTTGGACAAGAGTTCTTTCTCTAATTCCAATCATCCTATTATTTTCATCATAATGCGGAATTAAAATACCTCCAGAAACAGGATTGTAGTGAATATTCATATGGTCACAAACTTCTTTAGAAATATATTCAGATTCCCATGCTCCATATCTTGGTTGTGGATAATGACTTAAAATATCTGGGTCAATATCTGGTAACTCAATTTTATCATTGTTAATAGTTATATCTCTAAGATTTTTATAACGTCTAAATAATTTCCATTCATCAGTTAATAATTCATCTTCAACTTCTTCAAGTTTATGTTGCATATTAAAAAAGTTTACAACATAATAAATAGAAGTATTTAAATCTATATCTTTTATACGAGAAATTAAATCGAATACATCAAAAGCATCTCCGCAATGAGTATAACAACGAAATAATTGAGTATTATTATAATAATATAGCTTATGACTATCACCGCCATGACAAATTGTTAAACAATGGATTGTATCATTAAATATCTGCGGCTCGGCACCTAAATCTTCAAGGAGGGTATAAATATCTTCAAACTCAAGTTGTTCTTTAACTTGATCTTTATTAAAAGTCAATTTATACCTCCTTTACTCTAATTTCTGTATCTGCTATTGGAATTGGATTATATTGATAATCTGTTGCAAAAATTGGATTAAATCTACAAGTTCCTTTATCTGCGTTCATCCATAAATATAATCTATTATATGAACCACGTCTATTTTTATATATAGACATTTTTACATTTGGCATTATATAACCTTGAGTTTCTACAATGCCTTGAATTGCTTCTTGATCTTCTTTTGTAACTTCTAGTAAGATCATACCAACATCAATTTTATCACCTAATGATTTTGCACCACGAAGAAGATTTTGATCAGGCGTATCAGATGTTTTATAATCTGCATTAAGCTGGGTTCCTGATAAAATAAAAACACCAAATTGATTAGCTAAATCTTTTAATTTAACCCCTAAAAGAAACAAAATATTATCTTCTCGTAGTTTAACGCCACCAGAACGATGACTAATTTCTTCAAGAATTTTCATTGATGTATGAATATAATCTAAAAATACATATTGACATTCATTTATTCTAATATTTCTTTTAATAGTATTTTCAATATCTTTTAAATTAAAATCAGGAAGTTCTTCAATATAAATAGGACTCGTTTTTAATATTTCTGCAGCTTGTTTTACTCTTTCATATTCATCAAAATCATATCTATGAGATAAAATATGTTCTTCATTTACATCAGCAATAAATGCTAAAGCCATCGTCTGAAGTTCTGATAATTCTAACTCTGTACTAATAAAAGTAACTGGATTTTTATCACCAATTTCAATCCAAGAGTTAGAAGATTTATCATACATGCGGTCACATGCTAAATAACATGCATCTGCAATCATGGTACGGCTTTTACCTTGACCAGTTGCGCCACTTCGCAAATAAACTTTCTTTAAACGGCAACCCCTTGTGACAGTATTAACGTATTTACCATACATTGGTTTACCCATATCAGGTTCTTTACTCAAATTATCTAATAAATCAAAAATTGAGTCACCAATTGAAGTTGCTTCGTCTGTTGCGTTGTCTACGTATTTAGCACGTATATCTAATATTTTATTATCAATTAAGTCTGCAATTTCATTTAATGATAAACTATCTAAATAATCTTCTTGTTGTCTTTTTTGTTGCTCATTAAATATTTCGTCGGGATTGTATAAAAAACGAACATCCATGCCGCAAGCTTCATATCCCCTTAAAAGAGTCATTTTTTTCATGCGGCTATAATAGTATTCAAAATTAGCGAGGTCAGCATTTTGAGTTATTTCAGTTAGCCATTCGCTACCTTTGCTTGCCATATAAATTTGTTTTGCTTTTGGACGTCCTTCAAGATAATTCTCAATATCTAAAGTTGTAACTTTTTTTGCACCCATTTGGTAAAGATTATTAATACAACCAAAAACGACTCTATGAAAGTCGCTCATAAAGTCATTTTCATTATAAAAATATCTACCATCTTGTTCTAATAGAGATGGATTGAGCATTGTACATCCTATTACTTGAATAATAGATGCAGAATCATAATATTTACTTATGTCAATCCCTCCTTAATGAATATCAAATAATTTTATTCTTTTAGGCTTTTCTATTGGAGTTGGACTAATATAAAATATATCAGTACCTAGGTCTAAGGATCCTTTTAAAAGTTCTGCTTGTTGTTGTTCTAACCTCCATTTATTTTCATAATATCTCATTGCATCATCATATACATAATTTACAATTCTAATACTTCCATGAGATTTCTCTACTTCTCCATTATTAACATCATACCAATAAACTAATGTACGATAAATGCCACTCATTGTACGGCCATCATCAAGCAATTCTTTTATCTGTTGTTCAATTCTACTTTTTACATACTTTGTTCCATATTTATTTTTACAATATTCATGAATTTTATTATAATATTCTTCATTCTCCGTTTTAATATCATAACATTCTTTATGATAATATCTACGACCAATATGAACACAGCCAGGATTTTCTTCACGAGAGAATGTTTCATTACAATATGGACATTTTACATCTGGAAGTTTTGCCATAATATTCTCCTAAAAGCTATTCATAATAATATTATAGCATAAAAAATAACGGCTGTCAAGAATTACCTTGACAACCGTTATAAAGAAGATTATAAACCGAGCCCAACCTGTTCAGTTAACTCGTTTACAATTAATTCAAGCTGTTCAGCTTGTTTAGGTGTAGCATCAGAGACTTTCTTTCCTTTGCCAAGATACTTGTCGGTAATTTCAACAATACGTGGTGCCCAACTACTACCAAATGCATCACCGGTTGCATCTTGAATCTTTTCAACTAATGTGTTAAATTGATTCATTAATTCATTAAAATCTGGAATTTGCTGAACTGATTCAACTTTTGCTGGAGCATCTGTAACAAATTTGTTATCATATTCTGCAGCTTGTTTATCAATAGCATCACCAATAGCATTTACGAGATTGTCATAATTAAATTCAATACTATCCGGCGTATATTTAAAACGAGAACCAGCTACAAATCGAGGTGTTTGCCGCATAAATCCAACAGTATGAATACTTCCATCTTCCTCTTGGATTGGATGTGCATAAATAATTAAGTCACTCATACGGTCTACAATTAGACGAGGACGATTTCCAAGAGTAGGACAAATTTGATTATATTCTTTACCATTTTCATCTGTAAATACTTTATCTTGACTATGACTAATCATGACAAGGCCATAACCAATTTGTGGAATTAAACGAAGAGCTTCATCAAATTCCTTTGATACCATATTGTAACCTTTTCCGTAGGCAAGATCAGCAATATTTTCTACACCTTCGCGATTACAAATGTATTTTTCACAAAGATCATAAGCGATGTCTACGGTATCTACAATAATATTATCATAAGCTGCATGGCCTTCATCAGTTTTAAGCTGTTTAAGGACACTCTTAAATTCTGCCCATGAATTAATTGGGAGAGCCATAATTCCTGGAATAGTAAGATAACCAGCTTCAAAGCCGAGAAGAAGAGCTTTAGAGAACTTTGAAGCTATGGTTGTCTTACCAGTTTTAGGAGCACCGTATAGAAGTATAGTATAGCCCTTTAGATCTCTTGATACTACGTGCGGTTTAACCGCAAAAATATCAACACTAGCCATATACTACCTCCTAATTAAAATTTAAAATTCTTTGCAGCTGTTGGTGATGCAGATTTTACTGCAGTTGCTCCATTAAAAGGAGGATCATCATTAAAAGCGTTGTTTGCGTTATCTCTAGACTTCTGATACTCGTCATGATTCGCACGGACTTCTGCGAGATGCTGTTCACGATCTGCTTTACCCTTTACTACATCTCCTGCGGTCATTGTGGATTCATCGCCAAATTCCATCGGATCAACAGACGCGCCTTCAATATCCCAAGCACGAAGAGTACGAGTTGTGATGTTTACAGTTGGAGCACCGAAAGCATTTTCTGTTTCAGTACGGTTTTCAATTGTTGTGCAAACAATATTGCCCCAAACTTTAGTTAGCATTGGTTCATTAATACTAATATCTGCTTTTTCAAAATAATTCATACCACCAGCTGTACGAATTGTATATTCTACTGGAAGAAAATCATTCTTGAAATTGAAAACATAACCACGGATGCGGCCATAATTATCACCATTTTCAACTTCGACTTCTTGATAACCTTCAATAAGCATATCGGTCTTAAATTTTGCGCAACCCACTGTTGCAATATCACCAGTTTCAGGATGAGCAAAACTGCCGCGAACACGTTTTGGAGAAGCCATCTCACCTTCACGAGTTACAAAGTCATTGCATTCAACATCACCATCAATACGAATCTTTGTTGCTGAAGCCCCATTCATTTCATAAGTATTGTTTTCATTAATAATTTGCTCTAAGAATGAATAAGTCGTATTTGGTTTACCATTTTTAAAAGTTGGAACTACATACATGAAATTTACTGGAACAACATTAACAGCATTTACATCTGTAGCGACATTAATAGAACCACCAATATACTCTACACCTTTTCTTGAAACCTTCTTTGCTAAAGTATGATTAAATACCCAGCCACGAACATCCACAGAATTTTCAAAATTATTTTTCATGTGTATTTACTCTCTTTCTACTTTTTTATCTATAAAATATTATAAAATATTTTATTGTAATCGTCAATAAAATTTATTCTTCATCTTCTTCATTACAATGTTCACAGTCGCATTGTTCTTTATCACAATTTTCACAATCACATTGTTCTTCATCTAGTTCAGTAATTTTTAGAGGATATTTTAAAACTGGAATCATAAATAAAGCATCGGTATCTTTTTCTACTACACCAACAATTTTGCTACGATTAGTCCATTCAACAAAATCTGATATAGTACCTTCTCCAATGACTGTAATAGGATCTTCTCTATCAAAAACTTCAATTTTAATCATTAAAATCTCCTTTAATAAATTCGTTATAAGGAAGTGTATTTATCCAAGAGACAAATTCTTTAGACCATTGCGGCAAACGGTGGTTTTTACGCTGACGATACATCGTTGCGAGTACTTCATAATTAAGACAAATAGTC